GTCTACGCCATTGAGCGAGGCGATATCGTCCCACCGTGCCGCATCCCCCAAATACCGGTTGGCGATATCAAAGAGCGTGCCCCCTGTAAGGGTCAGCGTTTGCATCAGAGCCCCGCATTGGCAAAGTTGGTTACCGCTCGGCCGACATAGCCGGACGCAGCGGATAAAGACGCAAGCAATCCGGCATTCGAAACCAGTGTCGGCACGTCGGTCGCGGCTTGCATGGCGCTATCCGAATTGGACAGGGCGTGATCGATCGCCTGATCCGCCGCCATCAATGAGGTTGACGCCGCCGCATAGGCCTGATTACCCGTCGAGATGACGTTGGCCGCGTTAACCGCAGAAAGGGCGGCGCTTACGCCAGGTGCTTGTCCTGCCAGTATCAAATCAGCGACGACAGCCGCCAGGATGTCGTCACCGGTCGGCCCGCTATCAACCGCTTGCGTCCCTACAACGACCGTGCAGGCAATCTGATAGGGAATCCACCAACTATTGCAGTATTCCAGCTTCAGGTCGGCAATGATGACCGAAGCCGCAAAGACGTCCCAGGACAGCCCTACAGTCAGCCCGTCCACGCGCATGGCATCAAGCGCGCGTGCCCGTTGGGCGGCATCGCCGCCTGACAAAATGCCGTGCCAGGCGATAGCGTCATCGTCTGGACCCATGGCGTCAATAATCCGCGCCCCGCCAGGAAGCTTATGCACGGCAAGAGCTTGACGGCCGCCAAACTGGATACGCGCCGCAACCTCAAATCCATCGAGGGTGACGCTCCCCAACGAAATCCCCATGCTCAGCCTCCGATCATCGCGCCGGCGGGGAAGATGGCGCGCCTTGGGTCAAAAGCTGCATTACCGCTCGCCGGCCGGGCAGCGTCAGCGGCAAGGGCCCGAACCATCCACCGCCCCATCAACGTCCCGTCCAGGTAGACATCGCCCTGCGTTGGTCCGCCTGGCGCGCTCCCCGCAGATACCCCTACCGACGGCTCACCAGCTGCAAGCGGCAGCCCGCCAGTCGCCCCCGGAATAGTGGCATTTTGTGGTCCCGCCTGGGTTGGTGGTGTAGGACCATCCGGCATCGGCCGAGAGGGGGCAAATGCCATCGCTAACGGTGCCAGTTGGCTGGGCTTCCCCTCGCCATTGCCCCCGGGTGACTGGCCCTGTTGCAGCACCTGCTCAGCCCGCGCAGTGGCCCTCTGCGCAAGGGCACCAGTACGCCCCACCAGACCAATCGGGCCGGTCCAGAAGCCCGGGGCCGGCGCCCATCCACCGCGTGTATCTCCATTGTCGTAGCGCGGATCTGGCCCCGGGAAGAAGCCGGGATTTCCACCTTTTGGTTTGGCGCGTGCGACAGGGTCTGGTCGGTTGGCGGGTGGAACCGGAGCCTTCATAGCTGAATCTAATCCGGGCGTCCGGGCAACCGCGGAGTTGACGCTCACTAATGGCCGGTTTCTCGGACGATGCCCGGACACTGGCTCGGTGGGAGAAGCCGCCTCTCCAGCGTCGGCGAAGAACTCGCGTGGCGACACGGACGACGTCACGCTCAGAAGTCGAACCTTGCGCACAAGACTGTCCGGCGCAGCAATACGGGTTGGCGCCGCTCCCGTCTCCAACGCACTGCCGGGCGCCGATTCGCCGCTCGCGGCCGCGTTCTGCTGGCCAATGCCATGGCTAGCTGCTCCCGATGGCGAGGCTGGCCGAGGGGCCCTCGATGCCGATTTGAGGCCGCGGTGTAAGCTCAACCCGCCCCGCGAATACGTACCCGAACTGATCGCCAAAGCCCGCTGGGCGAGCATAAGACCTTGTGGCACGCCCAGCCGCCGCGCCATGGCTGCCCCAATGTCAGCGGCATCCATTGCGTTTCTCCTCAATGTGCGCGCGATCGGCGGGTCTGGTCAGCTCTCGATCCAGACTCCCGCGTCCCAGTCAAACGTGCGGCCATCAAGCTGACCGATCGCGACGACCCAGGCTTGCCGTTCTCGAACAGTCAGGCTGAAGGCGACGTCAAACGGCACCCCGTTCCGGACCAGATAAAGGCTGTCCATCAGATCGGGGTGCCTGCTCAGTTTCCCAAATTGGGTTCCGCCTCATCATGTCGATCGGCAGCATCCAGGGCGTCGGCCACCGCGGCAAGGCCATCATCGCCCAGACGGCGGACCAATGCCTCAAGCTGCTCCTCAGTGACCGGCGGTGGCACCGGCACACCATCGATGCTACTGACCGATGCGGCGATCAGCGCCATACCCAAATAGGGGGTGTTGACGGACAGAGCCGGTCCAAGCGTTTTGAATAATCGTAGCCGGTCGAGAGCATCCATTCGCCGCACCGAAACCGTCCGGCCGGTGCGGTCAACGGCTGAAAACTCCTCCCGCGCGGCTGCAATCAACCTCGATGATGGCTTATCCATCAAAGGCGCTGCCGCTGTGTGGCAAAGAACTCAAGCCTCTGCTTGACACTGGCGTCGCCACGCCAGTTGCCGGAGTTTGCAAGCTTGAAGACCACGCCGCTATATTGATAGGTGGATGTCGATCCATCCACCTCCTGAACATACTGATACACAGTCCCTGCTGGCAAGTAGCCTTGCGTGAAGAAGGCCTGCTCAGCCGCCGCAACAAAATCATCCACTGCACTGGTGCCGCGTTCGACCTCGAAACTTCCCTCCCACCCTTTTGGAAGCTCTGCCCCCATCGGCACGCCGTCTAGCCGGTCGAGCCGCACCGATTGCGTCAATTGCCGGCTTTCAAAGCCCGTGACATACGTCAGATCGACGCGCCCCTGCGGCCCCATGACCACAAGCTGGCAATCGCGCCCGATAGAAAACGAGTTGATTGGCATGGTCTGCTTTCTTTCTGTCTCGAATGTCGGAACTCAGCGCAGCGCTTGCCCGATCGCAATTCAGCTCGTCGGCAGAATTTGTTGCTGCACCACCACGGTCTGGCCACCTTCGACATTGACGATGAATTTCTCATTGATGCCCTGATATTGAACTTGCGCATCGCTCTGCACATAACCCAGACTCGTCTGGCTGACCGGGTTATTCGTGCCGTCGCAGATGACCGAAAAAGGCAACTGGCCAGAACCATTGAGCCCAAGGATGCCCTGGTTCAGAAGCGTTTGCAGAAAACTCAGCTGGGTGGACCGGATCTGCTGAAAAAGCTGTGTATTGATCACCTGCCCAACGAACGGTCCCATGCCGGCAGCCAGGGTCGCTGCAATGAAATTCGTCATACGGCTATAGTTGTCGCCGTAGGTCGCCGGGTTGCTCGACGTATTATGGCCGCACCGCACCCCCCAATATGCACCGCCAGGCTGCGGATTGGCAATCACGTCGATGCCGGCCTGGAACAGCGTCGCGAGCTCCGCATCGCTATAGGTCGCTGTTTGCCCGCTGCCGGGAACACCCGATTTCTGCGTTCCAATGATGCTATAAAGCGGCTTGTTCAAGCTCGATTGCTCTGGCGAAAGATTGCCAAGGCGGCCAGCAACAAATCCTTGCGGCGAGACGATCCTGATCAGGTTGTTTGTCTGATCCTGCCAGAACACCCAGTCGCCAAACATGAGTTTCGCCGAGGTCGAATTCAGTCCAGCCTCGGCAATCACATTGACGGCGTCCGTAATCGTATCGCCGGCCGGTCCCGTCAAGATCATATATACGCCTTCAGAGGCGCCAAAACTCGTCTGTGTCACCCATTGCGTCGAATCGTCCGTATCGGCCAGAAGAGCCACGCTGCAACCTTGCCCACGCAAGGCGTACATGCCGGTCCTGGGCAGGATATCCTGGCCAACCAAGGTCGCGGCCGTAATGTTGATCACACCGTCGGTGCCGCCGAGCAGAGGTTGCGCCGTCACAGCGGCGGGCATGGTTGATGTCAAAGTTCCCAATGTCGCGACGACGAGTTGGGAGTTCGCCCGCAACGGGCCGGTCCCATGATTGATCGCAGACACCAGTGCCTGCCAAAATGCCGCCGGTGTCGTGGCCGGAATATTAGCGAACACCTCCGGCAGCATGCCAGGCTTGGATATTGTCAACGTCCAGGCATTCTGGCCGGTCACCGGCGCCAGTGTGATCGTGATCCCGTTTCCAAGTGATCCCGTGTAGCGCGCGGTCAGAAGCGCTGCATAGCTGCCACTGACAAAGCCGATGGCGTAACTCGCCGCCGTATCCGTGCCGTCAGTCACGCGCACGCAACGGAATGCACTCGCCCCTTGTTGTATGGCCGTCGCCACGTTAGTCGCCATGTCATATTTGCGTGCGATGACCGGGCCGTACGCATTGACGTAATCCGACATCGAGCCCACCACAACGGGCTGATTCACCGGCCCCCAGCTCGCCGTTCCAACAACGCCGAGAAGATTAGTCGGCACACCATTCAGCACAAGATTTTGTGGTGGAACAATTTGTACGTACAGATCTGGTACGATCAAGGCCGCGGTGTTGATGTCGCCCTGCTGGTAGATCGTCATTCTCAACTCCTCCGGCATTCCGCCAGGTCAGGTGTTTGATCAACTGCAGCCGCAGCAACGTGCTGGCCGCACGCCTCAAACGAATGTCGGCACGGTGTTATAGTCTGAATCACCAAACAGCATGACCGGACTTTGCGTCGTCACGGTGGTGGCGTACTCGACGGCGTAAAGCAGGTCGCGTTGGTAGATTGAAGCCACCTGATCGGCATCAAAGCTGGCGGTCTTGTCGTACCGCAGTCGCGCCGCAGTTCCGTCTGCCAGCGTCAGGAAAGTGACTTGCGCAAGCGCCGCGCCCAGTGCCGCGCAAACCATATCGCGTACGCCGGGCGATGGGCTCCATACCGATAGACGGAACACCTGTTCCTGACGTGCCCATTCTTGCACCACGGTTGCCACGCCGGCTGTTCGCGCAACGAGCGTGACCGCAGCCGGAATGGTCAGCGTAGCACCTGTCACCCAAACGATTTCGGTGGCCCGGACAAGATCTGCCAAGGCGGCCGCCACCAAGGCCGCACTGTCGCCGGCCTGGGCCTGATAGACAAACGGCTGGTCATTGACCAGCAAGCCCGCCAACTCTCCTGCGACTGCGCTCCCGGCGAATGTCGCGCTTTGTCCAGAGACAGTAGCGCTTAATCCCGCGGCGATGGCAAGTAACGCTGACTGCACGCCCCAACGTGTGGTGTTGCGTGTCGCGTCCGGCGCCGAAAAGACGCAAATATCACTCAGGCCAGTGGACCGGTCAACGCTGAGGCCAGCCACCGGCGGGGTGCCGCGATAAACCCGAACGAAATTGCCGCCAATCAGTGGAAATTGGCCAGGCCCGTTTTCGGCAGCCGCCAGGATGGCTGCGACCAGCGCATTCTCAACGTCTGATAAATCCGCCACGCGCCCGTCCGATCAACTGAACGCCCCGTCATCGGGCCACATGCCTCAAGCAGCCACTTGGCGAACGATCATACGCCATCCAAGCTCGCTGAATTCCGCCGACGCGACCAAAAAACTTCGTCCCAAATCATCGCGTACGACGTCACCGACCAAAATCTCGGCAGGAAGGGTCGGTAACAGCAGCGTCCAATTCCCGAACCGCGTCTCTGGCAAGGCACCAGAAACCCGCGCCCCCTGTGCCAGCAAACTGGCAGGCCACGCTTCGATGACAGGCGCCGCCGTTTCAAGGACAAACCCGCCATAGCCCCCCGACGGCGGCGATGGCGGACGAAGGACACACACAACGCGATTTGTTCTGACACATTGGACGGGGAGAAGTGGCCGCTCCGCCGATATGAAAAAGATCTCCGGATTGCCCAGCACGTCAAGGCCCGAGAGATAATCGCCCGGCTTGGTGTAGCACGAGTCGAAAACCCCCCACCAAACCGCATCACCATAACCGGCGACCCGGCGGAAGCTCTCATCCTCCGCGTTGAAGGCCGCCGATAAGCTAATCACCTTATTCCGGCTCTGAAGTGGATCAGCAACGCCGCGCGGCCGATAGACCACGAACGGCGATCCCAGCCGCCGGGCCGCCACGCCCAATCCCTTGCTGATCAGGTTTTGCAGCGTCGGCCCGTCCATCACACCACCAGGCTCAGACCGGCTTGGCCTAGGCCTTCGCCCGGCGGCACGCCGATGAACGCGCATAGCCGCCGCCGCCAGGCATCGAACAACCGCAAGCGATCGGTGACCTCATTGCGGTTATGGCTCCAGGATGCCGCCGCATCGCTGTCGAGATTATCGCTGGCACCAAGCACCGCCTGCTCAAGCTGTGCCAGCGTCGCAAGATAGGTCAACACAACCGCCATCTCATTGGTGGACATGTTGTTCATGCGGTATTCAAGCTCGCCGTAGGCGGTAAAGAACCGCCAACCGGCAAACCCGTCCGGCGAAGCGCCATAGGCTGGATAGCCGCAGAACCGCCGGATGTCGGTCCTCTGTTGATCGGTGAACATCGCCCCTCCTCGTGCCCGGCAGCAGAACGCGCCAGTGCGATGGTCAGCCGATATGCTCGATCATTACGGCGCGCTTGAAGCAGGCATTGGTGGCGGTCGGCACGGTCATGGGTGTGGTCGTCACGTCCGATGGCGCACAGAAGCCACCCATCCAGTACCAGGATTGTGCGATGATCTGCTGCAGACGGTCGATGGGCTCACGTGTTACCATGCACACATCGTCCACGATTGACACAATACTATCCGCCGGCGCCACATCCGCGGCCGCCATGCCGGCATAGTCCCCTTCAATCAGCGCGCCCTGGCCCACCACAATGGGCCGGCGGACAAATGCATTTGGCACGGACGGCGCTGTCTGTACAAAGGATTCATTGGTCAGCACGAAGCGCAAGCCCAGGAATTCGTTCACAACACCCTGTCCGGGCTTGAAAACCTCGTTCGCGGAGGTCAGACCAATGAACAGACGCTGGAAATCCTGGTCGGCAAAGAGCTGCCGGGCACTGATCGGATCCAGATAGCAATTATAGGAACCATCAATGTCCGGCACGGCGTTCAAGCGCAAATTCGCCACCGCGTCGAGCACATTGCTCATGGTCAACTGATCGGTCGAGGTGATCAGGCTCGTATTCGTCCGTCCGTTCGGCCGCAGGATCAGCGAAGCAGTGGCCGCCTGAACCGTATTGCCCGCTGTGCCATCGCTTACGGTGACGTTCGCCGACAGGGTCAAGACACCCGATATGCCGTTCGGCGCCGTTGAGACGTTCGTGGCATCGGCCGTGGCACCAATCAGCGTGTAACTGTCCGCGCCGATGGTTACCAGGAGCGTATTCGTCGTGGATACAGTCTGCTGCACGCCATTGATAAAAATTGTCTGAAAGCCACGTATGTCATCAACGCTGACCGCCGGCCCTGCCGCCGTCAACGTCACACGAACCCGCGTATTGCCACCAAAATAGGGATTGAACAGTGCATTGCGGGCCAGATCATCCAGGCTTCGCGCCGCCTGCTCGCCATTCGAATAGGCATTCTGGAGGAACTGGCTGGCAATACCCACCCGGCTCGTGACCATGTTAAGGTCGATCGTCGAGGCATAGTTGTTGATGGACAGCGTGTACTGCTCAACGCCCCACCCCACCGGCGTCAGACCATTGTCGAGATTCGTGTTCGTGTTCGGCGCCAGCGGCACCGTGACCGAGGGGCGCAGACCGGCGCGCGTTTTCGTCAAGGTTTCACCAATGCCGACCGCAATCTCTTCCCGATCAGCACACGCCCTATAGCCCAGCCGGGATCGCAGCGCCTGCTGAAATTCCCGCTCCAGGAAACCCTGCTGGATGATCGGCTGAAGTGCTGGCGGAAAATTCTGGATACCCATTTAAGCCCCCGCTTTCTCTGGTCGGCAGGGCCAGCGCCACAGCCGGAAAAATAAAAATGTTCCTCTCTGAAAAAAAAGAACCAAAAGACCTTTGCCACGTGTCTGTGTGGTCCGGTGAACGGACACGCCAAAGACCAAAAGTCTTTTGCTTCTTTTCTTCAGAAAAGAAGACCTTGTCTTACTTCACTCCGTCTCAACTAACTCCGCCGCAACAACTCGGCCCGCGCAGACCGCCATTCACCCAAAGTCATTTCCGTCGCCATTTTCGCGCGGTTCGGTGCCGGTGCCGGCGCGCCAGCAACGCTGCTCGAGCTCGCCGCACCGAACAGCCAAGGTTTATCACGGCGCAGCTTCGTCATCAGCGTCGCCGCGCCATGCACCACGCCTTCCTCGTCGATGGTTACGTCGCCCAGATCAGCCAATTTCAGGCCGTCCAGATCGACCATGCCGCGGCGAGCCGCTTCTGCCCGAAGCTCCGCCTGAATGGCCCGCCTGTCGCTGGCCGCGCGCGCCTCCCGCAGGCTATGTTCCAAAGCCTCATTGCGCGCGCGCAGGGCGATCAATTCAGCGGCGGCATCGGGCATCTGGCCGCCCATCTCGTCATCGCCAGCCATGCCCAACCTTTCAGCTCGTGATGCGGCCAATTTCCTTGCCTGGATCGGTCATGTCGTAGTCAGGGGCGAGAATACGAAGGCCGCTTTCGCGGGATAGCATGCCGGCCTGCACAAGCGAGACGATCGTCGCCGCATCCCGCTGCCGGTCCGCCGAGTCGGGCGGATACCAATCCGGCCATCGCAAGCATAGCGGCGCCTCGGTGTTCAGTGGCGGCAAGACCGCGCCATCGACCGTTAAGGCAAACGTCTTGCTCGCGCGCAGCATCATGCGTAACAGCGGCACTAGGCCATTCTCGCCGTAGCTGACCCGCAAATTATCGGCCAACCAGAGCAGGCCTTGATTCATCAATTCCAGCGCGCGGCCGCTTGCCGGCACCGTCAGGCGGCTCGCATCCGCCCGGTTGCCATGCACGCTCTCCAAGGCGAGCTCGCGTAAAACACGAACGTAATCGATCACCGCCTGGCTTGCCGTCCCGTTGATTTCCAGCAATCGGGCGTCGCCCTTTTCACTCACCACCAAAGCATTGGCGGCGCCCCGCACCATCGTTCCGTCCAAACCAGCGGGCTCGCGGATAAGAAGGGTCGGATCACTGCTATACTTCAACCCTCGTCCAGCCTGGCTCAGCTGATAGTCAATCTCAATGGATGTTTCGATGGCGGGTCTGAAGGTCGCCGCACCATCCACCTTGTCGCCACCAGGCAAATTACGGATCCAGACGATAGGGACAAAACCAAGCGCATGCCGGACACTGCGGTCATCGTCCAGCTTTGCCGACCACGCTTCACGCGCCTTGACCGGTACGAACCAATATTCTTGATCAGTGTCCCATT